CGTTCGCATGATCCATGGACCGTTCGCTTCCCGCCCCTCCTCACTATCACTGTTAAGATTTGTAACGATTTACGACGAATTGTAACGATGAAGAATTGTGACGAATTACGACGAATTGTAACGCAACAATTCGCAATAAAAAGCCCCGCTTTCGCGGGGCAGATTGGCTCACTCCTCCTCGTCGTCGAACCGGAGGGCCGCGAGCTCCTCGCGGAGTCGGCGGTTGTCCTCAAGCAGACCCTGGAGGATCTGATCGGTCCTGGCGTCGCTGGCCTTGAGCTCCTCCAGGCGAGCCCGGAGACTGTCGGCGATGATGCCCATGGTTTTTTCCTATGCGGTTGTCGAGGTTCGGGCGGGATCTCTCTCGCCCATGCCCATAGTATAGTCGATCTGGCAGCCTGTGGCGACAATCGTCACAATTCGTAACATCAGGAATGCTTATGCGTGAGAGTGAGGGGTGGGGCCAGCGGACCGTTCGCATGATCCATAGCCAACCCATATCGCTGCCAACCCACTCACTGTCACATGAAGATTTGTGACATTTTACGACGAATTGTAACAGCAAGAAATGTGAAGAATTGCAACAATTTGCGACAATCTTGTAACATAAGCGTTGCCAATAAAAAAGCCCCCTTTCGGGGGCTTCGCTTATCAGTCCCAGTACTCCCTAGCGGCGGCATCCATCTCCCTGAGGAGGATGGGGAGGCCGTCGGGGAGCCAGCCCAGCAGGGGCGTTTTGTACTCGTAGCAGACGCCTTCAGCGATGTCGGGGATGTCCCCGAGCTCAGCGATGGCCAGCCAGGGGAGGTGCAGGGCCTCCCGGATGGAGTACAGGGCCTCCCAGCGGAGGGACTGAAGGGCGCAGTTGAGCTTGCGCATGGTTGATACCTCTTGGTTGTCTAGTTTCGGGCGGGATCTCTCTCGCCCATGCCCATAGTATAGTCGATCTGCACGCCGTGTGCGCCAATTGTCACAAAAGTTTACATAAAGTTTTGTGACACTCCCCCACCCCGAATCAGGAAACGCTGACGCAAGGCAGCCCCCTCAAAAAATTCTACCAAATTTTTCAAAACAGCCCGATGAGCCACTCCCTGCCATCAGTAAGGGCTGCGGCTTTAGTAAGGATAACTTTTTGATAATCCATGGAGGGAGGATAGCCATCAGGTTTTGTAGCTTGTGTTAGTTGTGTAAGGAATTGTTTTGCGGCAAGTTCATTACGTGCATTAATAATAAGCACCAATGTAATAAGATCATGTAACATAAAAGGAAGCATATATACGAGCAATCATTTTAACGACCGTGGCATTAGATACGATGTTAGGGTGGAGTACGGGTGACGACTCTAGGATATTGATTGCGTCTGGAATTGGAATTGGTGTATATCAGATAAGGCAGATCCAAAGTGACATGAATTATTTAGGAGCAAAGATCGATGGTTTTGTGAATGCAGTATTGGATCTATTGGATGCGTATGACACGATACAAGCAAAGCTATCGGAGTTAAATAATGAATCGGACGGCAAGGTACTAATCAAAGCGGATGTATTAGAATGGGCAGTAAAAAATCCTGGTGTAACGTATAGCCCTGAGAGGGAACTGGATAGGATTGCGAGTTTATTAGCACAATATTTTGCATCAAGCCCTTTATTTAGCGGAGGGCAAAATAATATTGATACGATACTGTACCGATCATGATTGAACAAGAACCAATTTTTGAAGAAATTTTAAAATCAGAAGTTATTGCAACGAAGTGCAATAATTGCGGAGAGGAATGCATCATGAATATAGCATATGCAAAATATGTAACAAATGGTTTAGATAAATGCGGAAAGTGCAGGAGGCAAAGTAAGTAATGGTATCACCGTTGCTGACGTACGTAAATGCGTACATATTAATAACAAGTGAAGGAAGCCCTGAGGTAATCAATGGAAGGATTACCAAAGTAGAAGACCAGCGATATGTAATTGGTTGTTATTTAAAAAGACAGCAATCAACAGGTACTAGTACGGGCGCAGATTACCTGCCAAGCCAAGTAGTACCAGGGCAAGCATTACCAGGCACGAGTGGTGTTGTTTATTTGTATAATGGCTATGCATTAAGGCATGCACCAGTAGGTAGTGGATACATCCTAGGTAGTAGCAGTAATGAAGGATTAGCATGGACTGATATTGAAGATACAAGACCAGAATGGTTATATCAAGGAATAAGATGTGAACATTTGCAAGGAAATGAACCATTAAAATATTGCACAATTGAAAGGATAAGTGGTGTTTATGGCAATGAAGGAATCGATAGATTAATAAACAAAGAAATTGGTGGAATTCCTATTGTTATAAGATCTGGTGACCTAATAGACTGATGACAAATTCATTTTTCAATTTAAGTGACTTAGGTGGTAAGATACCAAAGAAAAAGATTGAAATCGGATTAAATTTAGGCCGATGGCTATCGATTAAGATCGGAAAGATATCAGGCATTAATATTGAAGCAAAAATACAAAGAGCAGTAAACAGAGCAAGTGATAGGATTGCAGTAGACCTAAAAAGAGCACTTGATGATGCATTACATGCTGGATGGCCATTTAATGATGGAACAAGAGATATTTATGAAACAGGAGAACTATTGGAATCAGGCAGGGTAGAAGTAACAGCTAATGGAATTAGCATCGTATATGATGCACCATATGCTTCATTAGTACGATATGGTGGATATATCCATCCGTATGGCAATACAAATCTAAGTGTATATTTACCAGCGAGGCCATGGATCGATGCAGTAGTATATGGTGGAGGCCCTGTACGAAAGTTTGACTTTTTATCGTACTACAGGGAAGAGATTATCAGAGAATTCAGCTAATTGGTACTATATAGTACTCATTTGAGCATAATGATGCTACCGTTTGTTGTAGAACCACGTCGCAAGCCGATTATTGAACTGATTGGCAGTGATGAATCAGGCAAGATCGAAGTTCAAAGGAAAGGATATTTAACGACTGGTGAAAAGGCATTTGTACAACAAGTACAACAAGCAGATAATGGAACGACTGAGATCATTACTTTATCGCGTCGTATTGCGAGGGAATATTCGCTAGGCATGGATAAGGCATACCATGTTGTGCTTGGCATTGTTTCTGGCGTTGAAATCGACAAGGAAGTATGTGCAGACAAAAAACTGCTTAGTGAAATCGAAGAAAGATATTCCGAAGAATTAAGTGCTGTCATCAGGGGACTTGCTGCAAGTCAAACACGAGAGGACTTGGTTTTTGCGGCATGTATTTTACGTTATCGTGTAGACTCAAATTTTGATATTTCGTCTGTAACTACTGTACATCCTGATCTGATTGCAGAACTTGCAGCATTATATAGAGATGAAGAAAGGAGATCTATTGAAGCATTCCTTGATGAAGAAGATAAGGAACAAAAACAACTCAAATCGGTGGAAGAAATCGAAAAAAAGCCAAGGAAAACTTCAAGCTCCCCTTCAAAGAATACTACTGGAGATTGAAGAAAGGATTTCCAGGTGACAAGGAATTCCTATTAGAAAACTATTGGATGCTTCCGTATACATATGTATTAGAAGCAATCAATGAATTAAACAAGCTAATTATAGAAGAATTACATAGCTATGAGAGACCGATCTCTATGCTAGCATATCAAAATGCAGAAATAAATAGAGATCGCAAAAAGCAAAGAACACCATACAAATTAGACGATTTTTATTTCTATAGAAATGAAGAACAAGCAAACCTACCAGAACCTAAGTATGGTGCTGCAACCTTAGCATTAATCAGCAAGGGAATGTTCCCAGGTTGGGCCTTATTTGTTTACAAAGATCTCAAGCAAAGGGCTGGTGATGCATTACCACCAGAAGTGCTTTGCGTGCAATGTGAAGATGCAATCATCTTAGCACCAAGCATTGAGGAAATGTCTATAACAGGACTACTCATTGCGGGGGAAACAGCATCAGACAAGCCAAGGACACTGGTGTCACCATGCGGCCTAGAGGTCGAGGTAATCATGCCAAAATTATCTGGAAAATTCCAGGCCTTAGAAGATGCAGAACTTAGATTAATTCGATCTCCAAAGAAGAAACAACTGAAGTAACATACGACTGCAGTTCTTCATCGGTCGGCAGTCGCGAATTGTCTAACCAAAACATGATTTTTGCCTCACGTTCTATTGCATAGAACGATTGGCTACGATACCATGGCCGCCAATCTGCAGACCCTTTGCTTTGGTTGTGCTCCAGACATGCTGGCAGGCAGTTTTTACTAATGTTTTCACCACCTTTGCTACGTGGTTTGAGGTGATCGATTGTAAGAGATTTGTCACTGATCGGTGGTTGCCCACAGAAGCAACAACGATTGTCCCATGCATCCTTGATTGCTTTACGCCAACGACGTTTTGCTTCGGTGCTTGTCAGGCATTCCATAGCAGCGAGGTATTGGTGGTACGATGCAAATACGCTTGCAGAAGACTGCTCAGCCATGCAATTATCTTTGATTAAAATCACAGGATAACGAAATACCTACCATTATCATACGAAGCCAGCGAATACTATAGGATGCCACTAGCGAGCAATCGGCAGCCTAGGGCCTAACAGCCCTTTAATGATAAATGACTCAGCAACATGTTGATACATCAGAAGTCATTTATGATACATTAACAAGCGATGAAACATTTATGGCATTAGTTGGAAGCAGAGTTTTCAAGGCTGGCAATACAGAGCTAGATGCTATTTCGATTATAACACCAGGAGAGCCATTACCAGCCATTAAAAGTCAAACTGGCTTAGAGGTAATTATTCATGATATAAGCAAATTAGATCGCAGAGAATATATTACAAATGAATATGATATTACGACTACATGGAAAGTATTTTTGTTAGCATGGCCTGGCTCGAATGGTGCTACATTAAATAGTGCAGCGAGACGTATTATGCAATTATTTAGTAAGGCATCAACGATAGAAACAAATCCAACACCAACAGGTCTTGGCGCGATTGCGCAACTACTTGTATTAATACCATCAGATTCTTTAGTATTGGTAGAATAAAAATTGGGCATAAATTGGAACTCTAAAATAAGCAGGTAGGCACCTGCTCCGTTGTTTCATGCCGAAACGGCATTCCTACCTGACAACATCATGGCAAATTTTTCTACTGCATTTGGCTACGATGTATTCATCGTGCCCCTGGCTGCCTCTGGCGTTGATACCGCCTTTACTGGCGTGACTGATGCTGGTGACTTTGTTGATACCGCTACCCCGGTCGGTGCTGGCGACACGGTTTCCTATTCTGGTGGCATCTTTACTGTTGAAGCAACTGCCTTTGACATGGATGGTACTGATAAGGCTGTCCGCCTGTATGGCTTAACCAATGCAGCCCTGCAGACCGATACCAACTCGGAAGACATCATCACCTATGATGATGAAACCAAGGGCTTCAACCTGAGCCTGCCGACCTCTAAGACCTGGAGTGTCACGCTGGCTGGTGTGGCAGACTTCAAGGATGCTGGTTACCATATCCTGCGCCTGACTGAGCAGAACACCGTGGCAGATGCGCTGCGTGTGAAATTCGTCCGCATTGGTCCTACCGGTACTGATGAAGCGATCTACGGCTACGGCACCCTGACTGGCTACAGCGAATCGATCGACGCTGGTTCGATTGTGTCCTGGGAAGCCACCCTGCAAGGTTATGGCCCGTATCGTATCGACATCGATGCCAACGCTTGATCATCTATCGATCAAATAATCATTGGGCCAGAAATGGCCCTTTTTTATTGCAATAATTAATAGCAAATGGAAGACTAAGGTCGCAAGATTGCCTCAACATGGCAGCAGATAGAGTTCAACTTAATGCAGAAATTAAGTTAACTGCAAATGAACTGCAGCAAGCCTTAAACCAGCTAAAAACTGGTGGCGTTGAAGCCGCGAGAGAACTTGCAAGAGTATTGGGTCAAGATGTAACAAAAAAACTTTTTATTGAAACAAGGGTAGACCCAAGTGGTGGCAAGAAGCTTGTAGCCGTACAAAGAGAAAGCCTTGGCGTAGTAGACCAACTTGTTACCTTAAATAAAAAAGCAAATAGTGTACAAAGTGGCAGTGTAACAAGTTTAAGACAACAAGTAAATCAAGCAAAGCAACTAAGAGATCAAACTGCTAAATATCAAAACACAATTGACCCACTTGGAAATTCAGTAAGGACAATAAATGATCAATGGGTCAAGCAAAATCAAAGACTTAGCCAAGTACAAAGAAGCCTAGATCTTGCTAGTGCATCGGGTTTTTGGGATAAAGCAAAGACAGGCCTTCGTGTACAAGGATTATTTAATTTTGCGAATGGACTAACAGAAATTACAGCAGGCTTCCAGGCTGCAAGCATTATTGTAGGACAATTCTTTGGATCTATTAATGATCTAGTAAATTCACTTGCTAAATTACAGCAATTTAGCCTTGCCTTTAAGGCAATTGGTACTGGTGCGACGGGTGGATCACTTGCTCTGCAAGAATCATCTAGGATTGCATTAAATCTTGGTGTTAGCCTTGATACTGTAAGACAAGGCTTCCAGCAATTATCGCCAGTTATCCTGGCAAGTGGTGGCAATATTGATAACGTTTCTAGTATTGTAGAAACATTATCTAGCCGATTTGCAGCATTTGGCATTAGTGGCGACAGAGCAAGACGCGTAACGAATGGTATCATTCAAGCATTTGCTAAGGGTAAATTACAGGCTGAAGAATTAACGCAACAGATTTCTGAAGCAGACCCAGCCTTCAAGACGGATTTTGCCGCAGCACTTGGTGTTAGTGTAGCAGAGCTTGAGAAGCTTGTTAAAGCAGGCAAGATAACGACTGATGTCCTAATCAAAACTTTACCAGAACTAAGTAAGTCTAGTCTGCTATATGGTAAGCTTGGCGTTTCTGCATCGGATGCAGTAAAAGCTTTAAGAGCAGGCACTGTAACGATTGATCAGGCAAGAAATAAACTTCAAACCTTAAATCAACTTTCTTTTGAAAGGCTTGCGAAAGGATTTGAACCACTACTTGTATCTTTTATTGATATTGGCGCATCAGTAACTGGTTTCTTTGATAGGATAAGCAAGCTCAATTCCCTAGAAACCATAGGCAATATTGCTGGAGCAATTGGCCAGCAATTAGCAAAACTAATTGACACGCTGCTTAGAGTAGCAGAAATCTTTATTTCTATTGCTGATGCAGCAAATTCTTTAACATTTGGCCTTGCTGGTATTCCAATTGTTTCGCAGGCAATTGGGGCAGCGATTTTACTAAAACTAGCAGCACCACTAGCGGTCTTCAAGGATAATCTTGTTGCTGCAGGGATGAAAACAACAGGCTTCACCAAGACATTAGCCGGTCTATCTAGTTTCAGCACCATAGGACAAACATTCCGATCTATTGGGAAAGGCGCTGAAGAAACTACTAAAAAGATTGATGGAATTGCAAAAGTTCAAGGACAACTATCAAATTCATCTAATGTATTAACTCAAAAAATTTCTAATGTATCATCAAGCTTACAGACCTATCAACGAGCTGCTGATAAAATTAGAGTTTACGGCCCATTACCTGCGCCTGCTGCAGGACAACTAGCATATCTAGAGAATGCAATAACAAGAACTAAGCTTAAGTTAGCGGAATATACAAGAGCACTTGATGCTGTTGGCAATAAGCAAAATCAATTAACAGCAAGATCCGCTGCCTTAACTGCTAGCTTAACAAGAGGCTTCAATCCACTTGGTCTTCTTAACAAAGGATTCCTTGGGCTTGGTGGAGCTATTCGTGGCGTTGTATCAGCACTAGGGCCTCTAGGTCTTGCATTGATAGCAATCACTACTCTGCAATCAGCAGTATCAAATGGCCTTAGTGCATATAACACTATCTTAAATGATTCTAAAGAGAGATCTAAAGTTCTTAGTCAAGCTATTACTGATCTAGGTGGCGATAGTTCAAAATCTGAACAACCAATTACTGGTCTGGCATTAGCTTGGGAAAGATTTTCTGCTGTAGCAGGAAGAGCCGTCATAAATCTTGGAAAGCTTTTCAATGGTGACCAAAGCGCTGACTTGGAAAAAAATAAAAAAGCACTTAATGAAAATACGGTTCAAGCTGGACGATTCCTTGCCATTCTTGGAGCATTTACTCTCGCCGGGGCTGCGGTAGGTGCCACATTAGGTGGCATCAATGCCGCCACTGGAGCAGCGATTGGTGCGGTTATAGGCCTCGTTGTTGGACTTGCTGCTAGCGGTGATGATGCTTCGGTTAAATTAGAAAAACTAAAGAAAACGATTGAAGGATTAAATGGAGCAGTCGCCCAGGAAGGAGCACAAATTCTTAATTTGCAAGCGCAGTTAAAGGCTGCAGGAGAAGAAGTTCAAGCACTAACTGCACAACAAAAGAAGCTAGATGATGCCGTAAAACAAAAGACTGATAATAAAGCACCAAATGCAGATCTAGAAAAGGCGATCAACGCTGCATCAGAAAACCAACAAAAGCTTAACCAAAAGACGAAAGAAGCTGATGCAGCATATGTAGTATCAGCTCGTTCTGTAAGAGAAATTAGCAAGCAATTTGATGATTTAGTTAAAACACAAAAAATAGTTAAAGAGCAAGCAAATCAGTTCAGCTCCGCTGTTAAGAAAGCAGCAGCAGCACCATTTGTTGTAAACAAATTACTTAGAGAACAATTCGATATTATAGAAAAAATTAGAGTCTTACAAAAAAAAGGTCGCGATCCAGCCACGACACAACAGATCAAAGAACTAGGTAATCAGTGGTCAGAAATAAGAAAAAAAATAGAAGTAGCCAAAAAGGCAGAAACTGCTCGACCAAGAGGTGTAGGCAGGGAGCAGTTTGATGCTGATATTAAGAAATACCTTGAATTACAAAATACGCTTTCAGTTCTTAATCCAGCCATTGCATCAACAGGTAAGGAAGTAAATAAACTAAAGACAGGACAAGATGCCGCATCAAAAGCTACTGGCAAACTTACTGAAGCGCAAAAATTATTGATACCAACAATTAGCACTACAGAAGAAAATATAAAAACACGTCAAACAATTCTTGAAAATGAAGTTAATCCTAACTTAAACACAATAGAATGGGTTAGGGTAAACCGTGAAATTGCAAAAAGTAAAGTAGAACTTCAAGCACTTAAAGACGGAGCTGAGGGCCTGCAATCTCTTGAATCTGCTATCCAAATTAGAATAAGAATTAACAGTGGAGAACTTGTAAATTCTGTTTCGAATGCAAAACGTGTAGTCGACAATCTTGAAAATGCAAGTGCATTAATTGATATTAATGCACCAGAACTCCCTATGTTAATATCAAAACTATCGGAAGCGAAGCAGTCTCTAGAAGATATTAGCGCAAAGCGCACAATAATTACCATCGAAACAATTGAGAAAGGAATTAAATCAGGAAAATTATCAGAATCTTACGATAATCTATCAGAAAAGGCTAAGCTACTTGAAGGCTTAACTGGAATTATAGACATTAAGTATCCACAGCTCCCTGGTCTGCTTGACAAACTTGCTAGTGCGCAAGAAGAAGTTAGCGCCCTTGATGGCAAGAGAGCTACTGTAACAGTGCAGGTTCTTGAGCAACGTCTTACAAGCGGTGGCCCTAGGACACAAGAAGCACTGGCAAGGATTACAGCGGCACAACGCAATGTTGTACAGAATACACCAACTACATCAAGTCGTTATGATCTAGAGTTGGAAAAATTAAAAGAATTTGAGCAACGCGAAAAAGCTGCAGCGCTAAGTACTGATGAGCTAAGAAGAAAACTTGCAGAAAATAATACTGCAAGTATTCAAGACGCAATCCAGTTGCAAATGGATGGCATCAAATTAGCTGATGACGCAACTAGAGCATCTTATGACAAAAAGAAACAGGCTATCCAAGAAGAAATTAGACTAATAGAAGAACGATACAATAAAGAGATTGCAAGATTGCGGGAGTTAACGCCAGCAGAAGAAAAGCTAAAAGCTCTTAGAGCTCGTGATCTGCAGCAAGCTTCCCGGCAAGGAGGTCGCGCCGGACTTGAGGCACGCGCTGAGCTGGAAAGGCTTCAAGCTAATGAACAAATTGCAGAACTAGAGAAGAAGCAGAGCGAAGAAAAGCAGGCAAAAGAAAAGCAATTACAAGAAATTGAAAAACAAAGACAAGCTCAGGCTGAAGCGATAGCAGCAATAGAAGCAGAAACTGCTCAAGTTAAATATCAGACAGCACAAGCAGAATTTAAACAAAAGCAAGAAGAAAGAGATAAAGAAAGCAAGGCGATACAAGAAGAACTTACAGCAAGAGAAAATAGTAAAAAGCTTGCAACTGAAGCGAATCAGAATGTTATCAATGCATCCGAAACTGTTAGAGATGTATTCTTAGCATCAATGGAAAAGGCTGCAGAGCAGGCGCAAAAGATTAGGGATCTTTTAACAGAAATCAGCGGCAAGACAATTACTGTATTCCTGAAACAGGTACCGATTGTTCCTGGTAGATGGTCCGGTGGCCCGGTCTCCGCTGGACAAGTATACAAGGTTAATGAACTTGGCCGGGAAGGTTTCATTAGCAATTCCGGTCGCGTTTCCGAAATCAATAAACCTCGTAATGCATCTTGGCGACCTCCGTCTAGCGGTTACGTGATTCCAGCCCATATATGGTCAAGCACTGATGCCCCGACGGGCATCCAGGCCAATAGGACAGCTAATGCGAGCTCTATTACTGCAGCAAATCCAAATCAACGTCTTATCAATTTCCTGCTGGCTAATACAAGAAATACACAGGATACTGCAGTAGCAAGCAGTATCGATAGGCTATCAGAAATCCAGGCTAGGCAAGCAGTACAACTCGGAAAACTAAGTCACGCTGTAAGCCAGTTTAATGAAAAGGACTGGAATGTACGCGTTAATGTAACGCCAAAAGATAGCAATGGTTATCTTGGTATGATCAATAGGGCAATTTAATGACTGTATCTATTGGCGACGCAGTATTTTCAACGCTACTAGCGCAACCATTTAGCTACGAAGAAGCAGAAACAAGAAATGGTTTAACTGCAAGAAAATGGGTTGTTACTGGTCTGCTTACACCAGTAGAATGGCTTGACCTATTAGACGTATATAATACTTGGCGAGATCTAAGGATTGATGATCCAGATACTGCAACGTCTGCATCGATTGGTGTTACCGTACTACTTAGCGGTACCGGTCCAGGCGGACAGCAGTGGACTGATGTCGATTGCTGGTTTATTGCTGCACCAAAGGGTGAGCAAAGTGGCAATAGGATAAGTGCTTCTGTTGAACTTGTTGATGCAACACAAGCATTACAGGTAGCATTAAAAGGGCAAGAGATAGCTGATCTTGTAGAAGAGATTGACTTTGGGACAATTACGCTTGGTGATGCGACGCTACAATTAACAAAACCAGCGGATAGCTACAACCAGGGACCATCAACTCAGCTTACTGTTACTGGAAAGCATTATATTAATGGCCCATTGGTCGTCGAAAAAATCCTTGATGTAGAAGGATTAACAGATCTACAAGGATGGAATGATGTCCGCTCATGGTATGAATCTACCATAGTTTTACAACCTTCAACTGATTCATACTTTCCCATTTCTCCGCCTACTACTACAGCAGAAAATCGAATAATCGATGGCATAAAAACTGTTCAATATACTGTTAGCATCCAACTTATCAAGATACTGTAATGACTGCATTGCAATGGAAAGATATACTAAATGCAATGGCTCCAGCGATTGTGCTGACTGGCAGACATGATTGATATACGCGCTACGACTACGTGTTCGCTTGGTGGTGAATTAATTGGTGCGTCAATATCTGATGACTATGTACAAAATAATGGTTTAATTAAAACGCAGGGAAGTTGTGAGATTGCTGGAATATTAACACCAGCGGTTGGAACACTTGTAACGTTTAGTTATACAAAAGATAATACAACAACCGACATACCACGAAAGCTACGAGTACTAAGTAGCTTTGCAGATCCATTTCGGAAGACAACAAAAGTTGAACTAGGCTGCAAGCTTACATACTTACAGGATTTAACAGAAGCAATTGATTGGACGGCCTTTGATGATGATGCAAATGATCAGTACAACCAGGCCGATGCTGCTATCGTAACACTTCCGATAAGCGCTAGTTCAATCATGAACAAGTGCTTATTAGAGCTTGGCCTTACTGCATCTAGTAATCCTTTAACAAACTCATTTTCGATTGAAAAATTTGACCTAAGCCGTGGCTATGTAAATACCCTAAGTGATCTGCTAGTTAGTGAAGGCTATTGCGGCTATATTAACACGGATGAAATATTGCAAATTATTTCACTAGAACAAAATGGTGGCACAGGCCCTGTTCTGGATGAAACAAAAATCATAGATATTGGCTCAGTTGGAATAGGAGAACTTCCCGGCGAGGCAGTAACTGTTAGTTATAGCACATTAAAGCTAAAGCAACCTGATACTACCGAAGATAATATTAAAAAGCTTAATTGGGAAAAGGATGAGTCATATGGATTGCCAACAAATGTTTATGTAGAAAACCCATTTTACTCAAGCAATCCATTTCCATTTTCAGTACCACGCTCTTTCGTATATAGATATACTCCATATACACTTACAGAAACCACGTATGATAGTTTTGATCGAGTAAAAACCAGAGTTACAACAGAGCGCTCAATTTTAGCGGCAATAGCGCCAGCTTATCTTCAGCATATTGCAGGAACTTCACCAGTAAGCGGCCCAGCGTCTGGTAGTTTTTACTATGTTACAACTCGAACCGAATCTTTTAAGTATAAGATAACTGCTCCACCAACGTGGGATACCAGAAATGAATATCCTATAGGATACGATGAAATTGAAGAATCTGTAACTGAATCAAGAGAGCCATGTATTAAGATGCATGCTTCTACAAATATTTACTCAAGAGCTGGTGCATTTAATTTCTTTTTTAATTATAGGAATTCTGCTGCTGATATGTTCGTGGCAGAAAAAACAGTAACTACATACGAGAATGGAATAGCTAATGATGGCACTAAGATCACGAAAACGATACAAGCACAATATCAATGCTCTGCGTATACGATAGAAGGGCAGCAGCAACTTGCAGAAGCTATTGACAGAAATGCCAATAGCGAAGAGTTTTTCAATGCCGAAGCCCCGCCACTACTAGAAGCAGCGCGACGACTTAGCTCCCTTGGTTGTCAGGTGCAACTAACCAAGGGGCGAGAGATAGATCTTCAGACACGTCCAAATACTGCTGATAGGATAAATGCTAGTACTACAAATGGTGGCGATCCTAATAATGGATGGAGAACTGAAAGTACCTCAGAGCTAGAACTGGCGATTGGTAGTGCTACTGCACAACGCCGCATTGAACTATCGCTTCCGTACGCACCAGATGATGTATTCTCTGGACCGAGTGGTGGACCATTTACATCCGTAGCTAGCGATGCTCCAGCGAAGGCTAGACGGTTTGGCTTAACTCAGAATCGTTTGCTGCTAGGAAATCGAAATGGCATGAATGTACAAACAGCGCCAGAGAATTTACCTACAGCACCATTTGCACCGCTTTTCATTCAAGCCAATAATCTAAGTGCATTATATCGATTAAATGGAATGAACTGGACAATTAATAATGAAGGTATCATTGTTGGCACTGACGCACTATTCTGGGGTGCCGTTGGTGGCACTGGTGATTTTTGGTTTTCAGTTGCACCAGGAATCACAACATTGCCAGATATCCCAGAAGTCATAGATGGTCAAAGTACAGTTGAAAATGTTGTTCCTGTGTGGAACGAAAAGCTTCTACTGCTTGGCCGCACTAAAACAGCAATTAATCTAGTAAGTTTACCATATGCATTACAGGTAGTAACTCCTCTATCCATTGAAACAAGAACAAAACTTTCCACTGAACTATTGCTACAACAGGCCCCTAATGCATTACTAGCAACCTATACGCAATCTTCTACTTATTACGAAAATACGCCTGCTACGTTTGCCAAGATGGCAAATAATGATTTTAATGAAACGACAGAAACTGGCACTGATTCCAGTAGCTTTGAATGGATCAAGATGGATCTTGGATCTGTATACACTATTGGGAAAGTTGTAATTGGCACTGATTTTAATAGTGTTCTTCCAGGTGAATGGAGTCCAACTTATACGGAAAATTGTGATGTCAAGGGATCCATTGATGATATTACCTATACAACATTATTTAATACTGGAACTTTTGAACAAGGAATACAGCAGTATCCGGTAGATGCTACAGTACGTTATATTAGAATTGAAACGATAGATAGCTATCTTTCTGTAACAGAATTCTATGCAACGGAGCCCCAGCCTGCGACTATTTATATCAAGAATAAGTCTATTAGCGTTGAAACTAATACTGCATCAGTACTGGTTGACACGATAGTTCCGGTAGATGTATCCGCTATTGAAGTACAAGCTAGCCAGCCAACGATTGCAATAATACCAGTAACTAGTATAGTAACGCCAGTAGCATCTATTTCTATCGATCAACTAACACCAAATATCGCGACCGGATATGCTGCAAGCGTTACTGCTATCGATCTATCTATTGCATCCGCTGTGCCATCAGTAGCAACAGGTACCTCGGTAGCTTCTCCAGTAGCTTCTATTGCCATGCAAGCTACTATCCCTACTAGTGTTGGTGCCAAGGATCCCAACTTCAGCAGTGTATCATTGCTACTGCATTGCAATGGCAGCAACGGCAGTACAACCTTCACGGATAGTAGCTCCAACGCCTTCTCTGCAACTGTTACCGGCAGCGCAGCGATCAGTACAGCACAGTCAAAGTTTGGCGGCGCCTCTGCTCTGTTCAACGCAAGCAGCGCCCGAATCAGCTTTACAAGTGCTGCTTTCCAACTTGGAACTGGAGACTTCACTATTGAGGCGTTTATCTATCCAACATCACTTTCTAATACTTCTTATCCTACATTCATTGGCACGAGGTACGGGGCTGCAGGCGATAGTGCAGCATGGTCGCTAACTGTTAATAGCTCTGGCTCCTTCTATATGTATTCAAACAGCATGCTTGTCCAATCAAGCAGCGGAGTTATCACCATAAACAACTGGTATCACTGCGCGGTCTCCAGACAAGGGAGTACGTTGCGAGCATTTGTCAATGGTGCGTTAGTTGCCACAAATAGTAGCTTCTCCTCCAACTTCAACGGAACTTCGAAGCTGGTTATCGGTAACGACGACGCTGGGACTGATCCGTTCCAGGGCTACATAGATGAGGTACGCGTTACCAAGGGAGTGAGTCGTTATAACGGGGCATTCACCGCTTTAACAGCTCCATTCTTAGACTCTTGATCAATAATCTAGATGATAAGTTCAGATATTGCTCATTATGCCGCAATTTTACGATACCAATAAGATCATTACCAATTAGTTAATTTTCGGCAAACTATGCCACAAGCCCAATCATCATGGCTGTTACTATTAGTTTATATAATCATACGACGAAGCTTTTCGCTGAAGGCAGCAATGCTGTAGCGTCTAAAACATTTAAGGTAAAACTATTTACTGCCGCTACATTTGACGCTGCTCATACTACTGAAACTGCTGCAGGTGGAACCGAAGTAGCAAACGGAAATGGTTATACGACGGGAGGGGCAACCCTGTCTGGCGTTGCGGTCAGCACCGTAACGACAAACGATGCTATGTTTGATGCAAATGATGTAACGTGGAGCGCAAGCGGCGGATCTATTACGGCTTCATATGCTAGAATTGTAAATTCAACAGATTCAACACCACTAGCATTCATAGACTTCGGTGGATCTCAGAGTGCTGGGTCTGGAACCGATTTTAAAATTGTTTGGAATAGTTCTGGTATATTTACTTTTACTACGACTTGATATGGCTCAAGTAATTGCAATTAGCACGAAAGAATTAAAACGCCAGGCGGAGCTTGTCTTCGAAGGCAAGACCATTGAGGTCATGCTATGTAGTGTTGGCGAAAGTGGCTTCACCGTAGAAAGTACTTTTGCAGACTGGGAAAGTGTTGAGATTACTGGAAGCGGTTACACCAGATTCAGTGATATAATTGGCACTGGTAGTTATAATTACTTAAATACACAATATGAATTACCGGTAATTAATGCAGAATTTGCTGCAACTGGTGGTGATATTATTTATGATACTATTATCATCCATATTGATGGCGAAACTTATATCCATAGCCTGATAACTGAAAGCCCTAATATTGTACTATCTTCTGGGCAGACTCAAACCTATAGTATTACACTAAGTCAGGATGACTGATGTCACTTCAAGTTAATGTTATTGTTGGACCAAGGTCTCTTGTAGATCAGAATTCCAGCCAGATAGAAGGACGTAGATTTCAATATACAGAAAAGAATGAACAATATAGGACAATTCAAGATATTTATGGAGAAACGCAAATCGTAAAAGAAATAACTGTCATAAAAAGAGAAGGAGACTACGTTAGACGACAACCTACATGGATCAAACAAAAACCAGCAGCATTTAGATTTGGTATTTCTTTAGCACACTGCTTGAATACATTTACAGGAGAAACAACATCAGCAAATTCTCTCTTCGTACAACCGTATAACTATTCTTATTCTATTGTTGCGCCAGGGGTTCCAACAGTTAGCTGGGATACTTCCTGGACAGTTCAATCAATAGACGAAACTGCTTCAGTTTCTGGAACGTTACCTATTTCAAGTATAAGCAGCGTTCCTTCTCCAACGCTTAATTATACTATATATCATCCAACTGGTCAGGTCATTCGTACCGTTATTACATATGATCTTGCTCGCTATTATACAGGTGGATATGTACAGTTCCTAGGAACTGTAATAAACATCAGCATTTTAGGAAATGGCATTAATCTTACTCCAAGCATTATTGAGCAGGCTGGAGGTATTGATGGAGTCTCAGAGGAAGACGTTATTACTAACGGACCACCAGTTATCGAGGAACTGCTGGGACCATTTGTCTACACGAGCATTGGACCAGTTGAGGGAACGTATACAAATACATCATCGTATGTTACAGTAACAATTGACTATCAATATGACCTGTCGTGGTCAAATGATGCAATATCAAGTTATAGTAATAACTCCAACAATGCTATAATTATTTTGCCATGCAGAAAAAATGTTTGCATTTTAATGCAGTTAGCAAGACATAGCCATAAGTTAGTATACAAAAGCTTAAGTGGTGTTATGCATGATGTTTCGCCATCATATGTACCAACTAGCTTTCTGCTTCCGACAAGTGCTGTCGATGCAGCTACACCAATAACTACTGCTAACTATGGCACTACTACTGTAAAGGCTTATCTGTGCAGTTTTAATACCGTTCGAGAACTAACCATTCCTTCTACATTGCAAGGAATATTAGATATCATAAATCCACCTATAGCTGATGCTGAAAATCCAGGCACTATCAGTAGCCTGCCTTCCGATCCAGCAATTGGATTTTTGCAAGGTTATGGAAATACTCAAACCTGGACTCCTTCAGTATTTGCAGCCTTAAATGAAATAAATGAGTTTATTCCTGCGTCACAAATTAAAACATTCTCGCCATCCAAGCGTCCAATTACTCCAGATTTTCGTTATGGCTATTATGCTTACAGCGAAACTGATCCATCATTGTACTATGCAGAATGGCTTGGCGATCCAACATACGTAGATGCAGAACAACTTAATCTACTCATCAATAAACCAAGTGCAACAGTAAGGCTTACCAATAGCATGGTAGATAATCTGCCATCTACAGGGCTCCATTCTGTTTGGAACTGGGAAGATCCTGCATATTGCACCACCATGCTTACTGCTCTCGGTTTTACCGAATCCGACCTAAAGCCGACATTGCCATGACTAAGCCACCTATCGATGCTGCCGTACTACTCTTTAGATCTAAAGAGCAAACACAGGCCAATAGATACCTATTCTTACGTCGCTCTTTTTATGATAAAACTATAAAAAAAGCGATTAAGGAAATCAAATCTAGGTAACCTATTGCGCAACTTAGGGTGTGATACCCTGCAACTACAATGCCTGAAAATCAAGATCTGCTAACCGAGACGGGCGCAGATACGTCAAGCGAGCAAGATGCTTCCCAAGATCAGAGTGCTACTAATCCAGATCTGATCCCCAAAGCAGAAGTCGATAATCTGCTTAAGGCTCTTAAGGCTGAACGCGAGTCGCGTAAGACCTACGAGAAGGAGCTTCGCGAAAAAACTACACAACTTGAGAAGTTTGCTCAGATCAATCCTGAAGAATACCGCCGCCTTCAGGAAGAAGCCGCTATTGCGGAACGTGAAAGGATCGCTGCCGAAGAGCGCACTTCTTTGCTTGAGGAGAAGTACGGCTCCCAAGCCGCTGAAGCCAACAAGCGTGCAGAGCAGTATCAGGTTGAACTGAAAGAATTCCGTAAGCGTTATGCGCTTGAAAAGGTGTTCTTCTCTGCTGGTGGTCGCACTGACGCCGATGGTGGTGTTAGCTTCTTTGATCTTCTTGCTGATCGTCTCGGAAATCACTTTAGGCTGGAGTCGAATGGCGCGATTACCGTGATCGATGCCAATGGTGACCCAGTTCTTGCTGCGGATACTGGTAAAAGGATCCTGCCTGAAGAGTACCTGTCGACGTTTAAGGAGCATCCGATCTATGGGACGTTCTTTAAAAATGCAAGAGGATCTGGAGCTGGTATCGGCTTTGGCGGGACTGATGTTCGTGGGCTTACAGCGGAAGACATTACCGCGCTCAGCACCGAAGAAATGTTTGAACGAGCATTTGGCTAATTATTGAATCACTGATGTATAATGGAGGGATTCTTCCCTCTTTTTTTATGGCTCATCCAGTACTGCTGCGGACCAAGGTTGAAGTTGCTGCTGCTTGTGGGTTAAATGCACCATCAATTTCAAAAATATTTGGAATTTCAAAGCAAACAGTTTACAGGTGGCTCATTTCAGCAAAAAAAAGAAAAGATGCCCAAAAGTACAAAGAATGGAGAATTAATAACAAAGAAATTGCTGTAGCTTCTCACAGAAAATGGTATTATGCAAACTTGGAAAAAAGTAGAAAAATTGGCAGAGAATCTATGAAAGAATGGAGAAAAAAGCATCCAGAGAAAGCTGCCTTAGTCGATAGCAGAAAAAGAAAAAGAATTAGAAAGTGGAAATTATCCAAGATAGAACGTTTAATGTGTGAAACATATTATTTGCAGGCCCGTCGCCTCACGAAAGAAACGGGCATTAAACATGAAGTAGACCATATCTGGCCACTTAGCCGTGGCGGCCCGCACCTTCCATGGAATCTATGTGTAATGACTGCTGAAGAAAATCGTCGCAAAAGTAATAACATTTAATTACAATTGGTACACTACTACTAGGAGATACCCTGTAAGCCTAGTCGAGATGACAGGTCAGAAGGGTGTCGAGCCATTAGGCATGTGACGTGCAAATGGTAAATCACCCGTCTTTCTTGTTCATTTTCTAGGATAGTACCATGGGACTTACTCTGGCTCAAGCCAAGGTCCACTCCCGCAATCCTCAAGAGGTTGCAATTATTACCGAGCTTTCCGCCGGTCCTCTTCTGAGCAATCTTCCCTTCCGTGAAGTGCAAGGCTCCGGCCTGTTCTGGAAGCGTGAGGAGAACCTCGGCGACGTCGGCTTCCGTGCCTTCAATGATGGCTACGATGAGAGCTATGCTGAGGTCCGTCAGTACAGCGAGGCTCTGAAACTCTTCGGTGGCGACATCCGTGTCGACAAGGCCATCGTTGAGCTTGAGGGTCCGCAGGCCCGTGCCTTCCAGATCCAAGCCAAAGTGCGTGCCATGCGCCTGGCCTTTGAAGCCCTGTTCTTCAATGGCGACAGCAATGGTAGCGGCGCTGAGTTCGATGGCCTGGCCCTTCGTCTGCCTGCCGCTGAGGCCGGTACCCACTCGCAGGTCATCGCCAACAGCATGGGCGCCCAGGCCCTTGACCTGAACAAGCTCGATGAGACTATCGATGCTGTTGATGCACAAGGTGGTCAGAAGTACATCCTGTGCTCGAAGAGTGCCCGTCGTCACCTGAGCGCTATTGCTCGCGCCTCCAACCAGATCGACATCATGAAGTCTGAGTTTGGCGGCCAGCAACTGATCTACGCTGGACTTCCGATCCTGGAAGTCGATCGCGACCACAAGAACGTGCGCATCCTGGATGGCACCCCTTCCGATCAGTCGATCTATGTCGTGTCCTTCGGCAATGATCATCTGACTGGTATCCAGAACGGCGGTCCCCAGGTCCGCGACCTGGGTGAAGCTACCGATGCTCCTGAACTGGTGACCCGCGTTGAGTGGTACTGTGCCGTTGCCCTGATCAATGGCCGCAGCGCTGCCCGCCTGACCAATGTGGATGCTACTGCTTCCGTTACCTGATCTATCTACTAAATAGATCAACTTGGCCCCGAAAGGGGCCATTTTATTATGTTAAACAATACGACGGAATACTATAGAGAAATCGTTCCTTTTGAAATGGCTCCCAAGAAAAAGTGGATTCAAGAGGCAATGAATCCTAGCAATAAGGGCATGCTTCATAAAGCTCTTGGCGTCAAGCCTGGCCAGCCTATTCCGAAAGCAAAACTTGCTGCTGCTGCCAAAAGGAAGGATGCTATCGGTACTCGTGTCCGCCTAGCACAAACTCTTTCTGGCTTCAGTAAAGGAAAGCGCGGCCCTGCCAAGAAAAAATAGGTACACTAAGCTGACGGGATCCAGTTCTCTACGGGGATACGTCATCATTCACCTCTTAGGAGACTAAACAAATGGGCGCTCGCTCTACCTATCCGATTCG